GTGAGGTATAAGGGGTTCTACCGCGTGTATAGGTGTCGGGTAATAATCACGAGGTACTCTTTCGAAGTTACTACGTTTTCCCATACACTGACCTCAACTTATCTAACGACACAAACTCTGGATCATATATACCATTGTCTATATCTCTCTTTATAACTACGCCTTTCCACCAATCCCTATTTGCTTGTCCTGCCCAAGACTCTTCTCCTCCTTTGAAACAACCTGCAACAAGCCCAATAATTCCTGTAGGATGCGCCCCATCTTTAAAATACACAGAGCGTTTATGACTATGACCACAGGTGCTAGAATGGTTCCTGTTCTGTAGTAAGGAGTAAGCATGATGCAAGCCAGAAGTAGCTGTACCGAAATTACCACTAGAAAAGAAATGAGCATACGATACACCGTCATAATCAGCAATAGAAGGCCCTGAGTTTTTGTATTCGTGATACTCGTCGAACCAGTACTTCGTTTGAAGATGCTTAAAGGAAATCCCGAACTTGGCTCCCTCAAGTCTTGGATCATGTGCGATTGCTTTTTTAAGTCTATTCTCGTGGTTGCCTTCAAACCCAATAAAGTAAGGGCGTTTTCTTTTATGGTGTCTAAACTTCCACCTAAGTCTCTCCATTGAATCATTGTATGCCTCTATATCTTTCTCGTAAGACTGACTTACTATTGCTTCTGGGTATCTTGTATCAAAACTATTTAGAGATCTCATGTCAGCACCATCACCAAGGTCAACAACATAGTCAGGTTTTATGTCATACAAAAATTCACCTAACCAAGAGAAACGGTCATTTTCCACTGAAGGGTCTGCGTGTCCACAAGTTAATATTACTGCTGTTTTATTAGGCATCGTATTTCCTATCGGTATCAAATTCGAGTTTTATGGGTTCTATAGAAGTAGTAAAGTGTTTTTTAAATTCGTATGCACTGTCAAAAGAAATAAAAGGTACTTCTTCATCAAATAACTCATTGTTGTCTGTGTCTTGAACTAAACAATTAAGCCACCAAGTTCCAGTCTTATCCTCCCTTGGTCCATCGTGTACGCGGTGTATCATAAATGTTACTTTTGATTTGTCCATTCTTCGGGTATCCTCTTGTCTGAATATAAAAACCCATGTTTGTTACACCAATCTGCATAAGTAGACTTAGATCCCTTATACAACTTAGCCCTAGAATTAGAAAACACAAATCTTATGTCTATGTCAGGGTATTGATGTTTTATCTTTAGGTGTTTCTTTCTATCTGCTGTCGTAAATCTCCCTTTGCTTTCTATTATTAACTCATTAGGTAGTATAAAATCTGGAGTGTAAGCCTTTATTTCAGATAACTCCCAGTAGATTTTCATAGTTTCATACTCAAATGATATGCCCCTATCAGTTAAATCTTTTGATATGTCATCTTCTAAACCAGATCTATATCCATTTTTTATAGCGTGTCTTCTTCTTTCGGAGGTTGCCAAAGCTCATTATCCTTTTTTCTTAACCACAGTAACCTAGCATTCTCTATTACACGGTCTTTATTTCCATCGTAGGCCCCTAAACAAGCACTCCATAAGTCATACTCTGTATTGCACTCCTGTAGTATCTTAGAAGCTCTTACAGGACCTACCTTCCATAAGCCAACTATGTTATCTGCCCTATCTCCAGTTAATATCTGAGTATAAAAAAACTTTAAACCTTCCCACTTACTTACTTTTTTCCACTCATTCTTACCAAAATTAAAATGCCAACAAGGTATCTGTAACATATCTTTATCTATAGATGCTACAACTGCTTTGTTGTTTAGTCTTGTTGCTTCTTTCGCTATAAGGTCATCGGCTTCTTCTCCTTCACTAATTATAGCTCCGTATCTACTTACAAAATGCTCTCTTATAATGGGCAAATGAATTGGCTTTTCGCTATCTGACCTGTTACCTTTGTACTTATGGGTCTTAGATATTTCGTGACGAAAGTTCCCTACACCAGTTAGGAAAATTATGTAATCATTAGGTGTAGGGAACACGGTAGTTTGCTCTAATATAAACTCTATTAATTCATCTGCTTTAGCTTTAGCGTCAACAGAACTTAAGTCTTGGGTAGCGAAGGCTGATCTATAGGCTACAATATCACCATCTATCAGTACTTTTCCCCTATCCATTAGAACTCACTCCAAACCATCTCACCATTATCTTTTTCAAATGCTACACTTTTCACATAATCAAAACCCACTGCTTTAGTAGCTTCGTGAAAAGCCCAAGCTAACTGATGTAAGTCTTTAACTACTTTACGTTCCATGTGTACCTTACCATCGTAGCCGTCTAGTTCCTCTTCACTCTCAAAGATAATAGTAAGTTTCATTTAGTCCACCATAAACAGTTTGTCATCTTCAGAAGGCTCAGAGTTAGATTCGTAAGAGACGTGTTTTACTACACCAATATTCATAAGCCTAACTCCTGCGCCCTTAGCGTAAGTCTCAAACTGCACTTTAGCTTTAGTTCCATTACCTAGAGGTCCATCATCATCAAAAGACCACATACGTTTATTGTCTTCCCCTTTCGTAAGATCAACCACTTTAGGTGCGCCACCGTAATCAACTTCAACATCCTTACCAGACTTATCTTGGAACACTTTAACATTGTTTTTTTCACGTTTTAGCTTCATAAACTTACCTATTCCAAACTGTGAGTTACCCTCTATAACCCTAGAGGAGTTCATAGGAGCAGGGTCAAGTCCATCCCCATATAACTGATCAATCTGATCTTCGTTAGTAAAGTAACCATTAACTATAAACTGACCACCTTTTTGAGCAACCGCTTGTGCGGCACGAGGTCCATCGGGGTTACCCATGTCTAAGTTCTCTTCAAATACTTTTGGGTACTCAAGTACCATTTCCATAACATATTTAGCCATTGTCGGATTCCTTTTTTACAACTGATACTTACTATATAGCACTATTTTTTAAAATAATACAAGTAAATAATTAATTTTTTTAGTGTATTTCAGCATAATTACTTCCAAACTGAGCTTCCATACCTAAATCTACATTTAATTTTAACAACTGGTTTAAATCTCTTATAGAGTTGTGCATAATATTAACTACTTCATCTTCTTCTCCCCTTTTTACTAAGGCTATAACCTCATCGTGAAACTGACCAACAGTCTCTAACCCCTGTTGTCTACAAAACTTTACCCAATTATCAAAACAATAAACACCTGTTCCTTGATTTAAAGTAGAAAACCTATCTTTATCACTTCTAAGAGAGTACCAAAATTTAGAAACTGGGTTTTGTAACCACATAGAACCAAACAAATCCTTAATTCTTACACCCTTCGCTACGGCCTCTACAGACCAGTTACGTGACCAGAACGCTTCTAATAAGTTTTTTGCCTCAGAAGCACTCATACCAGTGTTACGAGCCAACGTAGAAGCTCCTACACCATACGTAGCACTGTAGTTAACAACTTTATAGTTCTTCCTTAAATCTTTAAGGCTTTTCTCTCCAGAATTGTGCTTATCTATGTCCTCTTGAGATATTAAACCTGCGTGTTTAGCTAAGTCTAAATGTGGGTCAAACCCTTCTTTTGACATCTCCTCTACGTAGTTAGGGTCTAACGGTTTCATGTAGTGTCTTTTGGTTGTGTCTTCTAAACTTGTCATGTCAGCACCACATAGAATGTAATCTTCTGGTGATGTAAGACAACTACGTATCTCTTCACCGTATGGCTTATCTACAGACGGTAGATTAACTAAAGGTTTTGCGTGTTTAAACCTCAAGGTGTTTGTTAGACCTGCAATCGTAGCTTGTAAGTAACCACCTCTCTCACACTCAACAAAAGACTTTATTATACCAATCCTATGAGACAATACACTTAAGCCATCTAGCAAATCAATCCTTGGGTCTACACTAGACAATCTCTTTACAGAAGGGCATAACTCACTACCTTTTCTAACTTGTTCTATTTTCCTTTCTTTACCAGTGACTTTATCCCTTAAGAACTTAAATGTTTGAGGCCGCCAACCAATAGAAAACAACCAGTCTTTAACCTGATCAGTAGAGTTAGGGTTAGCCTTCTCTTCACCTGTCTTAACCACAAAGGTCTGTGTCGTTACAGGCATTTTATATTCTTTACATAAATAAACCCAACGCTCACCATGAGAACTAAGCTGACCGTCTTTCTTATACATAACTTTAGGTTTATTAGCTACTCTTGTTATATCCTTTCTTGGCATAGCATCAGCTAACTGTTCTATCTTTTCTTCTCTTAACTTTTGCCACTCATCTTTGTATTCAGTAGCTTTCTTTATGTCTAATTTCCACTGTAGGGCCTCTTGTTCTCTGGCACAATCCAACTTAAAACTAAGGTAGTCTATGAACTTATCTCTATCAATCGGGTTAGGATACAACTTATTTAACTTATAACCTAAGTCTCTCCATAACCTACTATTTATTTTTACATCCTCATCACATCTATGAGCATACTCTTCTGGAGTTAAATTATTCCAGTCCTCTATTTGTGGTTTAGGTACACCGTAGTCTTCACCGTAACCTTCTAATCCATGTTTAGGTCTGTGATGGTTTAGATACCAAGACAAAGCTAGAGTGTCTATTAAAGTAGCCTTGACCTTAATATTAAGCACATTTTCCACCGCAGGGATGTCAAATCTTATGATGTTATGACCTATAAGTTTATCAGCTTCTAACAAGAGTGTTCTCATCTCACCATAGTCGTGGGTATGATAGACTTTATTTCCATCGGGGGAGTATGACATAACGTGAATCTTAGTCAGGTCATCTAAAAGGCCATCAGTTTCTATATCAAAAATCATACAACTTCCTTTAATGTAAATGTTTCCATGTTAAATCTCATACGCCCTGCTCTACCTTCCTCTGAACAAGGTCTATTCTTTTGTACACTAATGTATGTAGTGTTACGTTCATCTACATCATCAGCTTCTTTATCTCTCTGTAAGTCTATAATAACTGATGCACGTTGACCTATCATTTTACAATACTTAGGGTCACCATCTTCATTCGTATGTGCAATCGTTACAATACCTACATTAAGTTCTGCCGCCAACTTAGACAACCGTATAGATAAATCTGCAAGTAACTCCTCTTTTGTTGACTCTGATCTACCTGCTACAACATCCTGTATAGGCTCAAAGAATACAAACTTACAACCACAAGCCTGACTAAAGAAACGTATCTGATCTATAAGTTCTTCTGCACTCTGACCATCACCAAGGTAGAATTGATAGAACAACTCATCCTTCGTTAAAGATTCAATAGCACCTACAACCTTATCCTCTACGCCCTTGCCATCTATTAAGTCTCTCCTAGTCACATTATCTTTCAACTCATACGATACTAAACCTAACAGTGTCCTAAGTTTAGTTTCTTCTAAGTGCCATGCGGCAATAGGTACACCTTGCTTAAGGAAGTTATACTCTAAGTACCTCATAACTTCAGTCTTACCTATACCAGTCTGTGCTTTAATGACAGTAAAGTGACCCTGCATCAAACCAAGTATCTTCTCATCCAATGCTTCTATACCTGTAGGAACATACTGATGCTCTGGTGTATCGTGATATAAAGATAAGAACTGATCTGTTGTGTTAAGTATATTCTCTGGTGTGTACTTCTTAGCGTTCCACCAAGCAGACTTAAATTCCTGATTAGCATTATCCTGTAGAAACTCATTAGCGTCCTTATACTTGTCGTGAGGTACTCTATAGACCTTATTAGGAAACAACTTAGCCATTCTGTCAGCTACTGCATTCCCTGCTTCATCGTTATCTACAGACAGAATAATCTTCTCAAAACTATCTAACCATTCTTTACAGTTTTCCCATAATTTCCTCGATGGGGTAGCTGATGGTAATGATACTACAGGTGTAGTGTAACCGCTCTTAAGCATCTGGGCTACAGATAGAGCATCAAGTTCACCTTCTGTTACAGTTACCATCTTAGATGATCCTGCGGTAAACATATTCATACCAAACAACTCATCACCTCTAAAGTTATCTTTAGTATAAAATACTTTCTCACTTAACTTTCTAACCTTAATTCCCCCACTGGGGTATATATATTCTTGCCTGTCTGCGTAAGTCCTAACATTAAAGTCCTGCATCGTAGACGCATTAACACCACGCATAGCTTCATATTTCCACGTACCTACCTCTTCAATATTTTTAGGTGTGTAGTCTACCACATTATTCATATCATTCCTTTCT